CTTTAGGTGGCGCAACCTCATCTAGAGATACGGCTGCGGCAACTGTTTGTGGTGCAGTCATTCCAAGAATATTATTCAACTTAGTCTTTAGTTCATCATATGTCTTGTAATTCTTTGGATCTGTCCACTCGGATAGATCGTGCATCTGATTGTAAATAGCTTCTAACTTCTCATCGTTATCAGCCAATGCACTTGGCGATGCAAATTCAGATTTATCATAGTTACGATACCCTTCAACCTGACGAATCTTCAGTTTAAAGTTAGCACCTTCCCACATGTCAAACGGATTGACTGGTTCTTCATCTTGGAAAGATGGTTGCATCATATCCATAATCTTATCGAAGATCTTCTTACCATACTGATACATGAATACCTTACCTTCGTTGGCAGGATTACCTGGATCAGATACAACAAGAATGTTTGAGACATAATGAAGTCGACGCTTTTGTGTACGTGCTTTATCTTTGTCTGCTTCGATACCAGAATTCCATAGTAGAGAGTTCATCTCACCGACTGGATCTGTCTGACCAATAGATGTTAATGACTTCTCAATATACCATTGACCAGATGGACCTTTAAATCCATGATCCCAATATCGGGCCCATGGAACATCTTGTCCTTCTCCGGCTGGTAGAAAACGAATGACTGCGTAACCATTACCGGCTTTATCAACCGTTGGCTTCCACATTCTTTCGTCTACATAGGATTTCTTTTCTGTATTACCGCCGCCGACTGCTTCAGCAGCTTGTAATAAATTTGATATTTGATCGCGATTGCGTTTTAAGTTTGCAAAACTCATATGTTACCTCGTATTGCTGTAGTATTACTGAAATATTATACACTGGATAATTCATAATGTACATGTATATTTATTCAAAAAAGCTATCATCCAGTGAATTTGTTTTAGGCAATAAATTAAGAGACATTGCCTCAGCCTCAAGTTTGTCCTTGATTATAGGACTCACAAATTTTCGAACATCTTCTGGTTCGATGTCGTTCTTTTCACAGATGTCGAGGATAGCATCCATATAGGATAGCTTCTTCTGTACAACAGCCTCCTCGATCATCTTGCTAAATTTAGATTTAGTTAGAAACTCTTCGCTCATCTAATCTCCCATAGTTAAGTCATCCCAAACAGTTCCGATGTCTGAGTAGAATACGCCATGCGTACGTTTTGCCATACCGTCTTTATCATAGGCAGGCTCAACACAACGCCATTTAATTTTATTCTGTTGATACTCACCATAGCAATCATCAACATAGTCACCATCACGTAAGTACTTCTCAAGATTACGAATGTAAGCCTGATGACTAGCTACACGTGCAGGTGCACCTTTTGCATTTGCTCGTAGATCTTTACGAGCGAGTGCTAACTCTTCACGCTGAGTCTTAATCCAACCTTGTACCTTTCGAAAGTGAAAGGGATCATCCTCAGTCCGTGCAAGCACAGTCTCGTGAATGTATTTGTACTGAGGTGGATTAGCTGCTTGCCTTTTTGCTCTCGCTTTCGCTAGACGTTCACCAGCTGCTTTACGCTGTTCTTCTGACATAGGCTTGCGTTTTTTACGAATTTTAACCATAACATTTCTCCTTCATAATGTTATTCTATCACAGTTTTACGCATTTGTACACAGTTAAATGTGTGACAGATTGTCACACCTCTTTATCAGGATGAATAATTATTTCTTCACCATCCTGATCGATAGCGGTTTTAAGAAACCCTTTTTCAATGAGAATTGTAATTGTCGTATCTATTATTTCGTCTGTTTGACGTTGAGCATATGTCTTACCGATCATATAAGCAACACCTGATGCAACAAATAATAGCATCCACATTAATATTTGATAGTCAATACCTGTCATTCACACACAAAGCTCACGACGTTAGAAATCCTAAATGATCTCCAACCTTCTTTATTTACATCCCATACAGCAAGAACCTCTTCGTTTAAATCACGAACTTTCTTTTGTGTAATAGGATCTTTAGTTGCTTTTGGAATTACACCATCTTTGAGAGTACAAAGCATGTCACGTTCTTCACCGTTTAGTTTTGTAAATATCACTCGACACTGTGATGTTTGTAGCATCTCCATCATTTCGTTTCTCGTAAGCATCTTTCACCTCCAATGTGTATGTGCCTTCAGGTAATGTCCAAGCCTTCATTAGCTTGTAGTACATTGTTGCAGTCATAGTTATAACGTCAAAGAATTGTATTTTTTCATTCCATTGCCGTATATAAACTAAGTCATCGTATATGAGTACAGAAACATCCTCACCACCTAAGTCATTCAGAATGGTGATCAATGTTTCATCCATATCATTTTCGATAGTAAACATTAGTCTATCATAATCTCTTCTTCCGGTTCATATTCGATAAACATCTTTAATGTTCCGCCGTCATCTTGTAAATCAAATTGTACAGCAGTCACATTATTTCTTACAAGCTGTCTACCATTATTATCTATAACTTCAATTCGTTCAATCTTTTCCCAATCCATATTCAAATCCAATCACTATACCAGGTTCTATATTACCATTAAAGTCTTCAGCAGCTGGAGCAATAAAGAAGTTTTTATATGTTGCTCTAATCATAGGTACAACATCATTGAGTTCATCATATCCTGTGACTATTGCAAACTCTGCACCAAAGTCTTTATATTCATATCTATAGCCGGCATACAGACTCATTCTGTCCATACTATTGTAATATGCACCAGCAATTTTCCAGTCATCCTGCCATCTTACGTGCGGGTGTACAGGATTATAATCACCCTGCATTCCGAGATGAGCTGACAAACCTATGGCAAGTGCAAGACTACTCATCGTCGCATCTTTGCCATAGCTTCGGCATCCTTCTTACGTGTAACAGGTACACTATTAGATTTATGCATAGTGCCTATACCAATGATATAGTCACCTGTATATTGATTTGCCTTGCCCTTTGGACAAGTGCCAGGTATGGCATCAGAAGTCTTTACGCCAGAATCTCCGACATTTCTATATGTAGGTATTTCTGATCTGACATCTGATGCCTTACCCTTTACGCCCATCTTTTTCAGAAAGGCTTCGTGATGTGCCTTGGCTTCTTTCCATCCAGGTTTACGTTTAACCTTACGACGGCTACCATGAACTTGTACACCACGAATCATATGCATACTCATATCAATCCCAATCGTTATCGTATCTAGTAGTTTCGTACATAGTTTCACCATAATACTCATTTGCATAACGAGATGCATCTGTGTAATGATAGATGTTAGACTCAGTAGGTAAAGGCATCTTTGAAAGATCCTTTGACTTTTTGAGTTTGATAGAACGAGTCTTACGCTTGATAGCGTCAAGCTTTTTCTTGCGGTTAAGATGCTCGGCTGCTTTTTTGATAAGAGCCATACGTTCGTCATAAGTAGTTGCTATAGTCATGTGACCTCCATAATATAATTCGATCCTACACTATTCGTAGGTATTAGTACATGTGACAGGATGTCACACCTACTCGTAGTACATCCTGCCGTCATGCATTCTGAATACATCTGTTAACTGATCATCAAGATATTCTAGATCATCTTTGTTGCACTGAAACCTAATGCCGATTCCACCTGCATTTTCCCATGCAATGATGTTAGAAGGCTTATCATCAATCAAGATGTTAGGCTTACCAGATATACGACTAATTGCATACTTATGCTTATTAGAAGTAAAGATAAGCTTCTCAAGATCATCAGGCAAAAAACCATGAATTGTAAGCCACTTACGTTTCCAAAAAGCTGAGTTGTAATGATCATCTCGAAGAGGTGAAGAACAAATTCCCCAATCTCCATCTGAATGCTCTTTTACAAGCTCAACAATATCGGCAGATTCAGCAAAAGCAGGAATCTGATAAAAGAAATCTGTGTTGCGAATCTCGTTTAAGCATCGCTCAATATTCTTTATATCTTTCCAGTGATCAGCACCGAAATCATCTTCTAATTTTCCAAAGAAGTCAGCAATGACTCCATCCATATCCAAATATACTGTCATGAGTCCTCCTTCATAACTTTATCAATTAACATATTTGCAGCATAGTGTACACCGAACTGCTCACAAGCTGCTGCGTGAATGATCTCACGAAACTTAGCTGAAATGCTAGACTCAACATAATCCCAGTTGATTCGTGCGTCAAAAGCACGCTGACTACGAATCGTAGGAACAGGAACCTCAGCATATCTCATGCCAAAGATAGAAGCAAAATCTTTACGACGATTCATAAGACCGTTGTTGAAGCAATCGTATACAGCATTCTGAGCTCTACGAAACTTTTCAAGAAACTTGTTAGCTGATCGAGGTGATTCTACTGAACCCTCAAGAGGAATTAATTCATTTAACTTGTCAATTACAGGCTCTAAATCACCTAATGTTTTTTCCATCCACATATTACTTAGCCTCCCATGCTGTCGCTAAAACTTCTAAACAATCATTAATGTATTCATACGAATAAAACCGTGCCAAATCCATTGTGAAATCTGCATCAACAAAGTTCCAAAATTCTGTAGTACCTACACCTTTTGCAACATTCTCAGGAGCTTGTACCGCTCTGTTGAAAGCCACAATCACATCTGATTTGATCGCTGATCCGTTTGGTAATAACATTTTCATTCCTTCATGTTCATTTCTTATATTATCAATCTACACTGTTTAAAAGCATTTGTACATAAAAAAATGCGCGAAAAGCGCATTTTTTTCATTTTATTTGAATTATGTGACATTTATGTCACACTATTGTGATAATGG